CATTATTATACTCCTGTCTGACGTTACCTTCTTGTTGCTCAGCCATAGGTATTAATTATTTCTTCTTCTTCCGTAACGATTTGTTCTGTTAGGAAGCTCATACATGTTGAATCTATTCAATTGTTGTTTTATTCTACGCTGCTTGGCCCAGATATCTTGTTTCTTAATCTCGATGTCTGCCATAATAAATGCTTCGTCAGAAAGTCCCTTGTAATATACAAGTTTTTGCTGAAGCTGATTAAAGGTTTCATCATTGGTTTGATTAACAAGCGTTTCAAACACTTTGTATTTAATGAAATGTTCTAGATATTCTCTAATACGATAATTGTCAGGAAGAAGCTGGTTTCCAAGACTGTCGTAATCTTGAGCATAGAAAATGAGATGGACAACACCATTTCTGAAATTCGTAACGAACTTGTTGTCTCTAATATCAAATGAGTCATAAGCGGATGATCCTGGTGTAAAGTTTTCAAGTGGGACAGCTCCTTGTCCATACATTTCCCAGTTCTCTGTGTAGTTAACATCACATTGTTTTCTAGCAGAAATGTTTCCTGGCTTTAGTAGATATTGTCTCTGATAAGACATTGCCACCTCATTATTTGTCTTGTAGACAGTTTGCATGAACTCAGGCATACAACTACCATCACATCCTACATTTCCACAGCAAGGGCTTGGAATAGTGCAGTCTGTAGTAATTGGGCTAACCTGTATAGTAGTTTGCGTAGCTGCTTGAGAATAAAATGAATTAGCGGACTGATATGGAAAACCATTAATCACTGTGCACATCCATGCTTCTCTAACAGCATAAAAATTATCTGGGAGTCTTGCTTCAAAGTTATCAACAACAAGAGCTGTTTCAGCTATCACATATGTAGCTCTTCCCAGCTTTCTAAGACACTTGTCTAGATAGGTGGGGAATAACAAATCATCTACAGCACCTGTGTCAAAGTAGCTTTTTAATTCTTCCTTGACAGTGGAGTAGATTGGATCTGGGCTTACGAAGTTAAATTTATAGTAATATGCCATTTTTAATTACGATTCCATGTTGCATAAATATGTTGATACTTCTCGTCAACTTTCAGATAATGACTAATCAATCTAGAGTTTTGTCTTGTTGCCTTGAATAGCCACAAGTCAGAGAACTTAAATCTGCAAGATCTTTTAAACCACTTCCATCCAAAGAAATATCCTTCTGTATGGTAGTTAAAGTTGTAGATGTATTTTCCTTTCTCTCTAGTTTTTTGCCAGTCGATTGGTAGGTTGATATACTCTTTACCATCGACCACTGTAACTCTCACTCTTTTCTTTTTATTAATTGCAAACTCTCCTAATCCATTTGGAAGCTTTAGCTTCTCTCCTGTCTCAAGCATATGCTCAGTAAACATTTTATTAAACCCATAGACAATCTTCTTCCAATCTTCGAAGGAGATGTCTATTTCAGGTTTCTCACTCTTGAAATTCTTGTAGTTTTCTTTTGAAGCACTTCTCCAGTCTTTTGCTACTCTCATCTAAACTGTGGTGAGTTTGGTGATTGACCATCTATTCCATCATCAGTCATGTCAGTCTTCAGATTGAAATAGCTCTGTAGAAGCTTCTGTGATGTTAAATCTAACACTTGCTTCTCTAGATATCCTGGAAGAGCGAACTCTTTATCCAAAGGATTCTGACATAGTTGATCAGTAGTATAACTTGGAGTTCCGCATCCGCATTCTGGATACATGATGTTGTTAGGTATGTCTTCTTCAAACAAAGCTACAAACCTAACAGCCTGTAATGCTGGATTGCTGACATAAAGATAACCATTTGAAATCCAGAAATACTGTTGATTTTTAATAACAGGAAGTTTTAATAGATTAAGATAACGATTGACAGTTATCTCTTTTATCTTAGTGCCTTGTCCAGACATTGCATTTATTGAATAAACACCCTGGATTACATATTGATAATTTCCTTCAGATATTCTAGGAAGTTGATATGTTGATCTAGCAACAGAACAAGGATCTGCATAATCACAACATTCTGAGATGGGCACCTCACACATTTCCAGACATGGAATGGTTGTAAAGATTGTGTCTGTTGCCCAAAGTTTTCTTAGGTTGGTTTCTCTTTTTATCAACAATAGTGCATTATTTCGCACTTCAGAGGCGATTGCTCTGTCCGTAATGAGACTATCTGTTGATATGATCTTGTGCGTGCTCCTAACGTCAGAGACTAGCTTTCTTAATGTTGACATCTTGTATTGCTGATTTTCAGAGTTATATCTACTCAAATTTAATCATTTTTCCAAATAAAAACTCCCAGACACAAAATGCCTGGGAGAAACCCTACAAAACCAATAAAGTAGAGTTTATTTAATTGGGTGTAAAATTGGTTTTATTCTGCAACCACAGTGGTAGTTGTTGTACTAGTTGAGTGACTTGGAACTGCTATTGTAGTAGTGCTAGTAGTAGTTGGCACTGGTGGTACATAGTCACCTGTGATGGTTAGGTTCAACTGTGCTGCCACCCAGTCCCAGGCATAAGCATCTACCTCCCATTGAGTGTAAGCCTCACCTGTCATACTCAAGTTTCCTTGTGCCACTTGTGGTCCTACATTACCCTCAGCTGTCTGAGATAGTAGTTGATAATAGAATGTCGCACTTGTTCCTAGTGTAACATTTACAGCGTAAGCGTTTAAGATAGTTGCCTCTACTGTTTGTCCGTTGTCCCATATTGAGACTGCATCAATTGTTTTCATGATAACTTATTTTTTAGTTCTTGTATTTGTTGTTGTTGTTCTTGTATTGCTTTGACCATTGTCACGATAATTGCGTTATAATTAATACCAATAAAGTCAGCATTTTCTTCATAAGCAAGTGGAATAAACTCTCTTACCTCTTGAGCTACCAAACCAACTTGTTTTTCATCTCCATCTTTTTGGAAATCCATGTTATACAATTTAGGTTGTAAACCTAGAATTGCTGAAATCCCTTTTGTGTAAGGTTCAAAGTTTCTTTTTCTTTTGATGTCTGAAGCAGGAACCCAAGCGGATGATGAATTCAAAAGAACATATCCTCCGTTAGTTGAATAACCATATAATGCTGAGCTAATTCCTCCTATATATCCACTTGTAATACCTTGAAATCCTACACCTAAAGCAAGAGAGTTGTTACTTGAGTTAACAAGTAATGTGTTTCCACTTCCATTAATCGTAGCATTCCCACTAACCTGTAACTTTGTCCCATTATCACTTGTAGTTCCAATCAAGACGTTGCCGCTATATGTTAATGTCATTACTTCAGCTACACTATTGTTCCATATCCTGTAAGTAGTTCCAGATAGATAGTTTAACCAATGGTTTGTACCGTTTGATAATCCAACAGCAGCATTTGTAGCGTGTACAATTGATAAACCTATAGTTCCTGATAATTGTGCGCTTGGGGTAGCCGTGTTTATTCCGACATTGCCTGAACCATCAATTCTCATTCTGGTAACTGTATTAATCCCTTTTGTAGAATTAAATGTATAACTACCAAAAACAGTATCTGTTCCATCGTAAGAATCAAGAAGAGTTACACCACCCCCTGCTTGTATAGTAAGTCCTTGATTTGTTTGTTCAGACCGTGATATTCTAAACTGTGGAGATGAAGTACTACCTTGAATTTCAAACTTAGAATTTGGTATTGTACCAACTCCTACGTTCCCTCCAGTTGTTAAATATAAATCAGCACTATTTTGTCTAGCTGAAAAAGCTAAAGGCATATAAGCCGAACCGCTTGCCGTATAGCTTGAAGATATAACATTTGCGCTAGTTCCATCACTTGGAAATATTTCAATTAAGTTAACACCTCTTTGAATATATGTTCTGTTAAATGTACTACTATGATTAATTACTACAGAGCCTAGATTGTACGGATTAGTTGTCGTTCCAATCAAGACGTTGCCAACCTCATTCACTGTTAATCTTGGAGATAAGGTTGAGCCCGTACTTAATGTTATGGCTCCATTATTTAAACTAATCTGAGAGGTATCAGGATAGGTAGCTGAAGAGCCTTGAGTTAAAATAAGAGCAATACCTCCGTTAGATAATGCAATACTAGGATATGTTGTAACAAGTGTTCCACCCTTGAATAAAATTCCAGGATAATTAGTATTGTTAGCTGTTGACCCTTCAATTTGCAAATAGTTTGATGCAGTGGTCCCACCAACTGAATTAGTAATAGTTACTCCTCCATTTACTTGTAACTTAGCTCCGTTGTTATCCGTTGTCCCTATTAATATATGCCCTCCATCAGTAATTCTAAGTCTAGGATTTCCAGATACGTTGGTGTGAAAATCCATATTTACATTTCCTAAATAAATAGAACTTCCACTACCTCTACTATTATTTATTAATAATTGAAAATCATTTACATACCAAATCCCTCCAGATTTACTTTGCCCTAAAGAATCAAAAAGCAATTGCGAACCATTGCCAACAACATTTACTTGAGTAGCATTTGATTGTATGATACTATTTCCAATCGTTGTGCTTCCAGTAAAAACGGGAATCGTTCCGCTTGTACCAGTTCCACCTACAGGATTGGCAGGAATGTTACTAGTTAATGCTACGGTACCTGATGCGTCAGGAAAGTTTATAGTTCTATTTGAAGTAGCAGAACTACCAAATAATTCAATATAATTTGAAGATTCATTTGTTGCTCCGTAAAGTCTTAATAATGGTGCTAACAATCTATTTACACCTGAATTAAAAATCATTGTAATTGATGGAACAGTTCCTCCACTACCATCCATTCTTGTGGTGCCTGTTAAAATACCTCCACTTAAAGGAAGATATCCTGATAGGCTTGAGGTTAAAGCAATAGTCCCATCAGCATCAGGTAGAGTGTAAATCCTACCACCTGGTACGCCTGGTGTAATGCTTGCCATACTAAAAGAAAAGTCTCTTGTAGTGGCACCACTAATAGATTTAAATGCTATTCTATTAGTTCCAAAGGTATATATTGATGTATAACCATCAGCTCCTGTGGTTACGTTTGTAGAATGTTTAAATCCTAAATAAGAACCTAAAGTAGGACCTTCACCATCTACTCGTAAAAAAGAAGCTGACAATGAATTGTATCCTAAATTAACAGCTTGAGTGGCTCCTGTGTAAGGAACATATCCTGAAACACTTGGAATGTCACTTGTTAAAGCTAACGTACCTGTTGCAGATGGAAGTGTATAGGTATAAGTCCCATTAGATACAGTGGAACCTAATGTCAGCACTCCACTAAACTTACCAGTTCCTGTTACATCAAAAGTAGCTTGTGGGGAAACATTATTCATGCCCACTCTAGAGTTAACAATGTCAGCTGTTAAGAAGTCTGTTAGAAATGATAAATTAGTGTTCTTTGACATGGGTCTTAATGTTTTCTAATGTTTGTAATCTTTAATGAAGTTTAAAAAAGTTTTATTTGATTTGGTTTTTAAGTGAATCTATTTGTTCTTGTTGTTCTTGTATTGCTTTGATAAGGATAGGTATTTTATATAACCTTGTATTTTTTTATTATTTTTATTATATTTTATTATTTAAAACGATAAATTATATCCTTGTATAAACGCAGTACAAGCAACAACATAATTCCCGCTAGACATGGCAAGTCGTAATGTTGTCCCACTTACAGTATAAGTTCTTGATGCAGGACTTGAAATTGATTGTTGTTGTACGAGAATAGCACCTCCATTCGTTATATACAATACTAAATCAACAAAATTCGCACCTGTTCCTGATAATACACCTGTAACCAAAACTAAATTACCTGATTCAACAGAACCAACTTGTTGGCTTGTAAAAATATTTGTAGTACTTGTTGAAACAACTATTGAATCCGTTGACCTAATTGCACCACTTCCATAATTAAAATTGTTTGCAACAGGCATTTTTATACTACTGCTGAAGGTAGTTGAAGAAGCTTCAATTCTTAAAGGAACATAAGAAGAAGCTCCACCATCTAATGCTTGAATAATAGGACCACCATAAGCAGAAAAGTATGGATAAATTTGAAGCATCCCTGATGCGCTTTTAATTTGAGATATAATCGAATTATCAGCTCCAAGTACTTGTAATTTACCAGTTGCATTTACATCCGTTCCAATTAAGACGTTGCCTCCTGCCTTTAGTACCATAGCAACACTATCAGCTCCAGCTGTTAAATAAACATCACCAACTCCACCATTTGTTAATATTCTACTTCCCATTCTTAACCCAAATGACTGCCATTGCATAAATTGAGAAGTACCGTGATAATTTTTAACGTTAAGGGATGAGTTGGTTGCTGCTGCACCACTTGTAGTGTTGGTATTTTCAACAAGTAAATATCCTAAAGCATCATCTGCGTCAAAATTGTCTTGTATGTGTAGTTTTGTTGATGGTCCAGTTGTCCCAATACCCACGTTACCTCCGTTCAGAATTGTAAAAATATCTGCGGCATCTGTATTATTAGTAACTATTAAAGCATTAGAACTTGGCCCTAGTTTAATATATGAATTTGGTACTCCTACTGAATATCTACCTATTTCTAATTTTGCTGAATTATCATTTTTTATTGATATCCCGCCTGAAACGGATAAAGTTCCATAAGTTCCTGTAGGTGCTGCACCTACCCCAACACTACTGCTGAAGGTCGCTGCTCCTGTGCCCCTGAAAATATATTGACCAGTATCGGAAGCTTCTCCAAAAAATAAACTATCACCAACTGCACCTCTATTAATTACACCAGCTTGCCCTAAAAATTTTAATCTAGGATTTCCACCGCCTAAACTTTGAATAGTCAATAATGGGTCACTTCCAGTTGCACCAGTATTATTTAAAGTCAAATTTAAACCACTAAACGTAGCTGCTCCTGTGGAGGCTGCTATGGTTAGGGCAGGATTTCCGTTTGGAGATAGCACAATGTTTCCTGAAGTGCTTTCAACAACCATTGAACCACTTCCTGCTACATATACATAGCCTCTTAAAACATCTGCTATTCTAAAGTTGATTCCTGAATTGGTAGAACCATTTACTGAAATACCTCCTGCCAAACCTGAGACAGCACTTGACCCACCAAATAAACCATTACCACTAAAACTAGCACTAGTACCATTCAAAGCATCTGTGAATCTTCCAGTGCCATTAACGTCTAGCTTAAAGCCTGTATCAGCAGTTGATGTTCCATAACCAATTAATACATTTGATGTAATTCCTTTTACTAGAATAGCAGAAGAAAGTAACGCATCATTGTAAATGGTGAAATCAGAATCTGTTCCAAACATTGCAATGGACCACTTCTGTACACTGTTAGCATATAGTCCAAATCCTGAGTTAGGAGTGGCTTGTGTTGAATCTATTCTGATTCTTGTAGCAGCAGCAGAAGTTACAGAAAATGGAAATGCTACACCAGCCACTGGGGTGGGAGTTGTTGTTGTTCCTATTAAAACATTTGTACCATTGTCAAAGATTAAACTATTTCCAATCGTAGTACTTCCAGTAAACTTTGGCAAATAGTTAGTTGTACCCGTTCCTCCTACAGGGTTTGCAGGAATCTGACTTGTAAAAGCTAAAGTTCCTGATGCATTTTGAAGGGTGTAGATTTGTGTTCCTGTGTTACTAAAAGCAAAAACACCACCCCCCTTATTTGATCCTGAGAAGTAAATGTTGTCTGCGTTATTAAATCCAAATCCGTTTGACCCAAAAGAAGCAAGCCCTGTTCCATTTATATTTTTGATAAATGTAGTTGATGCAGTTCCTACCTGAGCAAGTTGTATATCTTGATTAGCAACAATAGTATTGCTAAAGTATTTTATTGCTGTAATTGTTTGGTTAGTATCTGTAGTAACATAGTTACCAGCAGCCTGCTTACCGTTTAGTTGGGTCTGGATAGAACTTGTCACTCCCTTTACGTAGCTAAGCTCAGTCAGTGATGGGTAGGTAGCAGTGGTTAAGCTTGATATAACTGTGGAGGCTGTAAAGTATGCAAGCTCGTTAGTCGTACCAGATCCTGTTAGTATTGAAGGAATAATGGCACTTGTATAATTCAATACAGTGACAGCATCTCCTGCCAATAGTCCTATTGCTAAAACTACTGTTGTGCCATTAGTTGCTGTATAATCTGTAGGGAGATATCTTACACCATTTACATATACATCTATTAGTCCAACTGTATATCCACCTGAAATAGTGAATGTAGTTTGTCCTCCTGTTGCTACAAAGTTGCTTTCAATTCTTGATGATGTACCTGCTAAACCATTTATACCGCTTGTACCGCTTGTTCCACTCGTACCATTACTACCAGTTGCTCCAGAAGTACCTGTTGCTCCTGAAGTACCGCTACTGCCAGATGTTCCAGAAATTCCTGGAATGCCAGAAATCACAACATCCCAATTACAATAAACGCCACTACCAATCGATGTACTTGGTGTAAAAATTAATTCACCAGTAGCAGGATTATAAGAAACTACTTGACCAACAATGTAATTGCTGTTATCAGCAATCAATTGTATGAATTGGCCAGCAATAAATGATAATCCTATATCAGTTGTTATTGTTATGTTAGAGTATGGCATTTTAAAATTAATATTTTAAGTTTTTAGATGGCTAACGCAATCACTTAACAATTTACAGTTAGGTTTATAAATCCACTGTTGTCAACTTGAACTGCTTGACCAGAACCAGAAGATGCAACACTCTTATACCATTTACTATTACCAGCAAGAGGAGTGGTTAAAGCAACATCTGTATAAATTGCTTTACCGTCATTAAATGCATCTTGTAATGAAGCTGGGCAACCACCTACACTAGAGAAGTATCCAGTTAATGGTGTGCCACTTCCATTACAAGCATCAGTGGAACTATTCCAACCTTGAGTTCCTGGAGACTGTGATCCATCAAAGTATACTGTTAAAGTACAAAATGCAGGAGTGGTAGTAGTTGTCGTAGTTGGTGATGCTGTTGTCGTGGTTGTAGTTGTGGTGCTAGTCGTAGATGTTGTAGGAGTTCCTGTAGTGGTAGTGGTAGTTGTTGGCGTTCCTGTAGTTGTTGTTGTGGTGGTTGTAGGTGTTCCTGTTGTAGTGGTAGTTGTAGTAGTGCTACTACTTAATGGTAAAGTTATACAATTTAAACTTTCACCATAAAATAAAGATGATATACCGCTTGTTCCTGATGTCCCAGTAGTACCAGATGTACCACTTGTTCCAGAACTGCCACTAGTGCCAGAAGTACCAGAAGTGGCAGAAGTACCACTTGTACCTGTTGTTCCAGATGTCGCACTAGACCCTGATGTACCACTTGTACCACCTGTACCATCAGTGGCTGATGTTCCACTAGTGCCACTTGAACCACTAGTTCCTGTAGTACCTGACGTACCAGAAGAGCCACTGGTGCCAGTGGTACCACTCGTACCACTCGTACCGCTAGTCCCATCTATAGCAGAGGTTCCTGATGTACCACTCGATCCAGATGAGCCAGTTGTACCGCTCGTACCAGAGCTACCGCTAGTTCCTGTAGTACCACTAGTTCCGCTTGATCCGCTAGTACCAGACGTACCGCTAGTTCCAGAAGAACCATCACCACCTGTAGCACCATCAAGATTCACTTGCCATGTACTGTATGTACCAGAGCCAGTGAGTGTAATTACTGTAAAGTTTAGAACACCTGTTAATGGGTCGTAAGAAACTACCTCAGCCTCGTTGTGATTATTTGCATCGTATGCAATAATGATAGACTGAGCCACTGTATAGCTAAGTCCAAGACCCACTGTAATGGTTCCTGGGTTTCCTGGTGCTTGTAGTGTGTATGTTGTTGTTGATGTAGTGGCAAATCTGTCTCCTGATAGACCAGAAGAACCAGATGTACCTGTAGAGCCACTAGTACCTGAAGTTCCGCTAGTGCCCGTTGTACCGCTTGTACCACTGGTTCCACTAGATCCTGTTGTACCGCTGGTTCCACTTGTGCCATTACTTCCATCAAGACCAGTGGTACCACTTGTACCAGATGTTCCACTAGTTCCCGTAGTGCCACTTGTACCAGAGCTACCACTCGTGCCTGTAGTGCCTGAAGAACCAGAAGTTCCAGTTGTTCCACTAGTTCCCGATGTACCTGTCGATCCACTAGTTCCGCTAGTACCAGATGATCCTGAAGTGCCACTAGTTCCACTTGTAGCACTCGTGCCACTGGTTCCAGAGGTGCCTGATGTAGCTGATGTACCAGAGGTGCCAGTAGTACCGCTTGTTCCGCTTGTACCACTTGTTCCAGCAGTACCAGAAGTGCTAATTGGAGCAGTGCCTAACGATCCATCACCTTTGATGTATTGTAAAGCTGTTCCAATTGCTGATATGCCAATTGTGCCAGAAGTGGTGATGGGGCTATTTGAAACAGCAAATGCTGGAGGAACGCTAATTCCTACAGAAGAAACTGTTCCTGGTGTATATCCTAGTATGGATATAATGTCACCAGATGTAATAGGAGATGCTGCTGTAACTAGTCCCTTTGAATTTACAGCAAACTTTAATGGTGTTATACCAACGTATGGATTAGGATTAACATTCTGCAATATTAATGTTATTGTAGATTGTGTAAATCCTGTTCCAAATACATCACCTATGAAGGTGATTGATTGTGGAGGTGTTACTAATGGTGTTGTTGTAAGGTTTGTTACTAGTCCCTTAGCATTCACTGTAACTACAGGAATAGAAGACCCTGCTCCAAAAGTTCCTGGGTTTGAGTTTACAGTGTTTAATGTAAAAGGTACAGCACCTGGTCCTGTTGCTACACCATCTCCAGAAAGAGCTGTTATATAGTTTCCTGGAGGTTGGAAAGATGAGCTGTCTAGTGTACCATCACCTTTAACAAATTGAGATGATGTACCACCTGTTGTAATATGCTTTGCAGCCTGAACATTACCTGCGAAGGTGAGTGTGAAATTACCACCAATAGTTGTGTTTTGAATTAAGCTACCACCAAGCTGTACTGGCTGACTTAATGCTGATTGGATTAAACCATTATTGAAAATGTAACCCATCTGAGCATTTTGGAATGCTTGATTTATTTGTTGTAGAGCAGTTTGGAAACTATCATTTGTATTTACACCAATGTATAATAAATTCTCACCTTCGTAAAAAACGCAGGAAGATGATAGTAAAAGAGGACATGGTTCAGATCCACATATAACGCTCATAGCTTGACTTTTTAAAATTTACTATTCATTACAGTGGTGCTGTAGTGGTGGTAGTGGTAGTAGTGTTACTTGGGCAATTCATTGTATAACTCCAAGCTGTACTAGTCATAGGAGCATACACTTTAATTGTTGCAAAAGTATTGCTTGCTAAATTTTTAACAAATGATGCTGTTCCCAATCCAATTCCTACAATTCTTGGGTATCCATCATCAGGATAAGTAGCTAAGTCTGGATAGGTGTTTAATGTAATTGGGTCAATCAATCCAGTTAATGAGTTTGTGAAGCTTGATCTACCAACTCCTCCAAAATCATAAAATGTTGATCCTCTGTAGCCTGTATCAATTACAACACTACTATTCCATTCTACAATGAATCTATCAGGAACAACTAGAGCATCATAATTTAAAACTACAGTTCCTGTAGAACTTGTTAATGTTACTGATTGTGTAGTTGGGTAAGAAATTCCTCCAGAGAATGATGAACTTTCTCCACAATTAATTGCTACCACTGTAGTAGTGGTGGTGGTTGTAGCACTTATGGCTACATCAATATAGTTTGTACACACTCCTGCACTCATTATTCTTACAGTGGTTGTACCAGCTGGAACAGTTGCAGCATATCCCGCTAACAAAGTTGCTTTAGGAACATTTGTAGCAAATGCTGATACATATCCATCAGCATTTGAATAAAGGTTGAATGGTCCTGCGTCTGCTCCAGCTGATGTAAGAGTTATAAATACAAACATGCACTTTTAATTTATTGGTCTATTAACAAGAATTCGCTGCACTCAACACCCCTCCACTTGATACTGTCCATCTAGTACTCAAATTGGTTATGTAAATATATCCATTATAAGTATTTGTTAAACCAGTGTTAGTGTATAAAACTACACCATTTGCTAATACAGGAACAGATGTGTACAATATAGGTAGTAGTATAGCTGCTGTACATGGATTTGAAATGTTTGCCAGTCCTCCTAAATACCAAGAATAGTATCCAGGTGTTGAAGTTGTTGTACTAGTTGTACTAGTTGTTGGACCAGCTGATGTACTAGTTGTAGTTGTTGTAGGTGGTGTTGGAGAGATTTGTGCTTCTATAAGAGCAATTGCATTGTCAATCTTCTGCAATGCAACAGTGAGGTCATCACAGCTTTGTATTCCTGTTCCTGCTAGATTTGGACCTACATATTTTACATCCTCAGAAGATACAAAATTACATTGATCACCGCTGCAACCACATGGACCTAAAGATCCGCATCCTGGGCAATTAGTATTGAATGGCATAGTTTTATGGTATGTACATGATGTAATAAGCACCTATTGTAGGTTGGATGTTATTATGACTTAATCCTCCACCTGTTGATGAATTTGTAACACTAACTGTTATTCCTGTTGTGTTGTTATTTGTAATAGTCGAAAGTGTTTTAGGAAGTGTCATGTCCAACAATGTACCAGACACACCACTTTCATTTTGATCAGCTTGACCTTTTTTGTAAGCTAATGTATGATTATGCCCAGGATCTACAATACTGGTTGTTGCTATGTGGGTGTGGGAAGGAATTTGATTTGCTGTCAGAGTGACATTGTTCAAACCTTGTAAAGTATTAAGTGAATAGCTTGGATTACCTGCTGTTGAAGGATTGACAATAGAACTCATTGGGATGCTTCCAGCCATACTTCCATCTGTAGTTCCTACAGCAACACGTCCTCTTTTATCTGGTGTACCATTACTTCCGTTACACAAATACACATTTGCAAATAAACCAGAACCCGCTCCTGTAACATCAAATCCTGTAAGAGGTCCATAGTATTCATACGCAATGTATGGCACCATATTATTCTTGTACAGGTTAGATGGTGCAATGCTATTCAAATAGGCTTGAATAAGCGCATTCAAATCAGCAAGCTTAACATAATTGGTGTCAACATCAGCCTCTAATGCTGTTAAGTCAGTGGCTGTTGAGCAAAGCTTGTTGATAGCTGCTTGAAGAATGTCATGTGTATCAGACGATGCTGTTACACCTGTAAGGCATCCAATTGTATAATTGGCATTAAGGGTGGTGAGTGTTGACTCAATTGCGGTGACACTGGTTTTTAAAGCGCAAATTGATTTTATCAGTGCTGAGATAACATCGTTAAGTGTAATATCACCAGACACTGGGAGAAACCCACTCACCAATGAGCAGAGATCAGCTGGGTTAATGACAGGAATAATGCCATTACCAGTGGACAAGTCTATTATGAATGTTGAAATTTGTAATTCAACACTAGCAAGTGTGTCCCCATTGGAAATACCAAGGGCAGGAATATTAAATCCTGTATATCTTACGCACTGATCAGATATGATTTCTGTGCATCCGTTAAAGCAATTAGAGCAGCTCATTTATTTATATTTTAGAAGTTTTACTTTACTAGCTATTTGACATACGCTATATTTTTCAGCGTAATCTGGGTTACAATACTTATATGTTAAGATTCTTCTGTAATTGAGAAGGTCTATCATAGTTGTGTAGGGAACTGGCATATTGAGTGCAAACACAGTGTTGTTGTAGAGATTCTTCGCCACCTCTGTAATCTTGCACTCTATATCCTGCAACAATGTTGGAATTTCAACGCATTCAGGACAAGATGTTAATCTAGGTTGTAACATGTCTATTGATTTTGAGAAGATGTTTATACTAATCTTTCTAATTCAATTCTACCAGTGACAGGTGGCTGCACTGTAATTGATTCTTTCTTCTTTTCTGCACAATATGCACACATTCCATTCTTAAGATTGCATCCACATCCTACACTTGCTCCACAGCTTGAACACTTTGCCATATTAGTAATACGTTGTTACTGTTGCGTAATTATTTCCTGAACATCCACAGTTATTTCTTAAGAA